CGACGAAACACAGTCCGCGGTTGGATCCGCTAATGATGGTGGCGTAATACCTCCATTTGTGGGAACGTCTGGTTCCCTGAATGAAGTCCGACCCTCAAGCTATCGTGCTCTAGATGCTTGGGGGAAGGCTTATGTTGAGAAGTCATTGAGAATTATCGTAGCCGTCCTTAGGCTATATGGTTTTGATGACACAGGAGTAAGTATGAAGGGGAATCTTGACTTCTGGAAATTGATGGCAGAGAATTGTGGTGACCCGATTAAATGGGTTAAGTGGATCTGTGCCTCCTTTTATTCCTATCATGTAACAGATAGGGAAAAGGAGCCCCAAGAGCTTCCTCCAGCTCTTGTTGGTTGTCCTGAAGCAAAACCTAATATCATTTTAGGTGGCCGCTGTTATAAGTGGCTTAATTGCATAAAGGGTCAACAACCAAGATTATTTAGATCACTTATCACTACAATTCTCTACTCAAAGAAGGGCATGCCTAGACCAAATTCCGATCGTTTAAGATTGGCAAAAGTGGAAGCATTCCGAAAACTCACTACACGAAGTCTTCATCAAGACTTACAGTGGGAGCTGATTCCCGTTCTAAAGGAGTCGGCTCACGGCAATATCAAGAAAGATATTGTTCTAACTCAAGATAATTTATTATCTGAGATAGACCGTACTGTGTATGAATTATTCGGGGAAGCTAAGTACACTTGGGAAGATCGTATTCGATTGTTCCAGCCTTCTGTGAATGCAAATTATCACAGTTCTCGAACGACAGGAGGTGCTCTAGGTTTGGTTACTTTTAAAATGCCCGAATTCTTTGGTAAGTCTGATTTATTGACTTTCCATCAGAAATTGAATAGAAAGGGTGAACCAATGAATATAGTAGACTCCTCTGCTTTACGTATTCATTTTGAAAGATTTTATCTCGAGTTATTGAGACAAGCCTCACAAGAGACTCCAGCTGTGGAACTCGTTGCCTTGGCCGAACCTAATAAGGTTCGAATAATTTCAAAAGGTCCCGGTTTAACCTACACGGCTTTAAAGCCATTACAGAGATATCTCTGGAATGTTCTTTATAAGTGTCCAATGTTTAAATTAATTGGTCAGCCTGTAGATCCCTGGGTAATACAGAATAAGCTAGGAGAATCATTGAAAGGTGATGAAAAATACCTTTCAGTTGATTATTCTGATGCTACTAATGAGATTAACCCGATCTATTCCGCACGATGTGTCGATGCGATTTCCAGATGCCTTAACTTACTAGAGGAGGAGAGACTTATGTTTCACCGTGCCATGACAGAACATATTGTCCTTGATCCCGAATTTGAGGATCAAGACGACGAAGTTTTTGATAATGGGCTCCCTCGCGGGGGCCATTATGCAAAACAAGCATGGGGCCAGTTAATGGGCTCCGTTGTTTCTTTTATCGTTCTTTGCATTATTAATGGGTCAATAATGCGGAAGACAAAAGAACTTGATGCTCGACGTCGTTATGACTTATGGTCGTGCCCTGTCTTGATTAATGGTGATGATGCTCTGACCCGTGTAACAGAGGGTGGGTGCGAGATTTGGAAGAGGCTAGCCGCTATGGCTGGTCTTACACCTTCAATTGGTAAGGTGTATTTTAGCTCTGAGTTTATGAATATTAACTCTCGAGTCTTCCAAGTATATACTGAGGCTGAAAAGATGATGTACCTGTACAATTATGATACAGATTGTGAGTTTCCGGTTAATCCGGAAAATCTCAAAAAACATTATCTTAAAAGAAGGATAAAATCCTTCTATCAGGTACCGTATATTAATCTCGGTCTGCTTTATGGTATGACTAGATCATCTGGTGAACAAGATCAAAATCTTGAGCATGAATCCGGCACTTGGGGTTCACGCGCGTCTCTCTTAATCGAAGAATCTCCTGAAGAGTTGAAGGAAAGGGTTTTAGGACAATTTATTCATTATCCCTCAAATAATAAATTTCTAAAACAGTTGGGTGTGCCATGGTTCCTCCCCACTAAATTTGGTGGGGTAGGTTTACCAGTAGTTGGAAAGTATCGACCCTCTGATCGAGATGTTAGATTAGCTTATAAACTATCTAAGAATCCCGAACGCTATAGACTACCATCTCTTAAATTAGAGAAGTTCTCTATAACTTATGATCTAGCTCAAAAAGATCTCAGAGTGGCCCTTGATAAATTAAAGTTAACTTCATATAGTGACTTTAATAATCTAACTACTTTAGGTTTAGGATCATTATTCAATACTGCAGTAATGTTCCTCCATGGCTTTGGGGTCTTCCAGGAAAAAAAGAAGATCACACCAGCCCAACAAGAGCTCAAGTTTTATCGTTTATTACATAAGGCTGTTCTTAGAGCACTCAATGATCAGAGTGTTCCCCTTTCAAAATCTCCCTTCGACTTTGTGTCATCATTTCCACAACTTCAATTTTCTGAAGATAATTCTCCTATAATGATTGAAATTAAAGATAAGGCTAGAGCCTTAAGTGTAGAGACCTGGTCGGATAAAACCTTTCCAGGCAACTCAAAACTTAAACTTCTACCCACCGATATGCTCACTTTAATTCAAGATTTCTTGGTACCGCCTGGACAGCGGGTAACCTTATATGACCCTATTCAGTCTAGGATTTTATTTCCATCTGAATGGGCAAGTGCTGAGACTCCGGAGGAGGTGTCTGAGCAGCCAAGGTCATATTTGCTATTACAACCAGAAGTTCTTGAATATAGAGGTCAATGAGAGTATCGAATCACATGTACTTAGCCCCTGCGCCACATGGTACAAGGCCCTTACCGAAAGCCCGATCTGCCTAATTTTAACAGGCAGTACGGTATTAGGGGGTTACCTCCAGTCCTAACAAGAGCCAGGCCCTAGGTGGTTTGTGATTATCTTATTTCTTATCATTCTTCTCAACACTTCATTCGCGGCTGCACCTGCCGCGGT